CTTTCTTTAATCGCCTGCCACTATTTCCTATTACTCTATTTAGAAGATTTACTATTTTCATTTATCAATTCTATAAATTTTTCAATGTTAATTACAGCGTATGTTTTACTTCTGTTTCTTTTAAATATCAATACAGGATCGTAATCACCACTATTTTCTTCTGCTTGTTTCAATGAATCCCATACATTAAGTTTTTCTTGATTTTTACATTCTATTGCAAATGGTATAAGTTTTCGAGCTGCTGGTGATAATTGTAAATCCTCACCTGATACACCCATTGATGTGCTTCTGATATCATCGGGTTCTAATTCTGTAAATGTCTCTAAGAGTAAGTCTCTGACTTTTTGTTGTAGTCTCCGGCCTTTGGCCTTCGCTGAAGAAGTTTTCATATTATAATGCTTTATTACTTATTTGCTTAATGCTTAATTGCTTATAAATTTTAATTATTAATACTTAATTCAGATTATATAATTCAAGGCAAAGATATTTTATTAAAAAACCTATCAGAATTTTTTATAACCAAATTAAATGTTAACATTAGTAATATATATACAGAAATTATTTATTATTCAAATATTTTTTTATTTCTTTTTCTGCAAATCTTTCTGCTTTCTCTTCCCACTTATTATCATCGTGAGGATCTAATCCACCGTGTGCAGCCATTGTGCCAGCTTGATTGTATTTCTTTATAAACTTTCTCTTACCTAAGTTATCAGCATCTAAAGCATGTTGTATTTCATGCAATACAGTCATTAAGAATTCTCTTACTGATTTATAAGATGGTCTTATTGTTATTGTATCGGTTTCAGGAATATAATCACCAAAGTTTTTGCCTGAAACCATCTTTACTTTAGATTTCAGATTATACTTTTTTACCATTTGTTTTGCTGTATCCATATAATCTATTCTTTCAGATACCAAACCTTCTTTGACTTGTATTTTTGATTTGTAATGTCTCAGAACTTTTCTCGAACCTATTCCGATTCCAGCATCCATTTTTCTTTGAGTGATTTCATACTTACCACCACCCATATCCTTTATAAAATAATCCGTTTTTTTTACATTACCGCTTTCCATCTTTTTAGCTAACATCTGTTTGACAACTCTTTTATCTAAAGCAGTTAGATGACCTGAAAGAACTTTTATTTTCATTTCATTAATTAAGTAAGAATGTTCCATCATCTTTTTAAACTTACCCATCTCTTAATTTCCTACTTGCATAATCTTTAAATAAATCAGGATAAAATGCATGTATGAATAGTGCAATACTAATCTTCATAGCTCTGTACCAATGTTCCCAATATCCCATTTTTATTTCTTTTAAGTGTTCCATTATGCATCAAACCTCACTACAAAACCTAAAGCTAATTCTTTTTCGTTTTTGATTGGAGCAGATAGTTGTCCTATAGCAATCAGTTCATCGAAATCATTATACAATCCTATCTTAGTAACATAAGGTTGAAAGTCTGAATGTGTTGTAAAAGCAGCATATCTGGTTGCCTGTTCATATGAGTGTTTGTAAGAGCCTGATTTATATAAAGCATCACCGGGCGGAAAGAATCTCCAACTATCAGAACCAGATACATTTATACTACCGCTTCTCTGAAATGTTGTAGATATATTAGTAGATGAGTTAAATTCATTTTCACCAACTATACAAGTATATGAATATTCATTGAGTGTAATTTGAGCCTTATATTCTAAAGAATAACCATCACTTCCTCTTTTTTGCCCTACATCTATGAATTTTGAACCTGTATTGGTTATTACCAAAACTCCTTCTTCATAAAAAATATTACCTGCAAAACTTTCTGTATGGTCGCTTGTGGCAAAGCTATGACTAGCAAATTTAGCAAAGCTAGATGATACGCTTAAGTCATATAGATTTCCTTTCCCATCGTCTTTTATAATAACAGTTGAAGATGTGCTGTCATCTGTTAGTGTTATGGAACCTGGCTTTATTCTCTCACCGTAGAGATTTTTACTTACAGATATTACAGATGCTGATTGATGTAACACTCTATATTGTTCAGGACTATTTGATCCGAAATTGTTATATGGATTCATAACAGTTCTTCTAAAACCAGGCTTTGATTGTCTGTAGTATCTGTGGTTTATCATAAAGTATGAGGGTAAAGAGTAAAATGATGCAGATGGATAGTGGATTACATCAGAGCTGGCTGTTGCAAAATTACTAGTACTACCGCTTATAGCTCTAAAATTATACACACCACTACCGCTGTCATTATTGGTGACAGTAAACTCTTTAAATACTTTAAAAGGAGTTTTGTTTACATCTTGTGGGTCTAGTCTTTTAAACATGACTATTATCTCCCAAAATTAGAAATCTAATTTAACTTTGATAATAGCTTCTCTTGAGTAAGATTTCAATAAAGGTTTGCTTAATTTAGCAACTGCGAGTAATTCACCAGCATCATTGTATAATCCAACCTGTGTTATAAATGTCTTTGGATTCTTAAAGAAAGTCGCTTGAGTAAATGAACCATCAGAAGCCGTAGCAAATGTTGGATTAGAACTGAAGTTAAACTCTTTGTTAGGTACTCTACAAAAATAGTGTTGAGATGTTATTACTTCTTCTCTACGAGACTGAAAGTAAGCGCCTGCTTTTATCTTTTCATAGAACTTAACACTATTTCCACCCACAGTATTTGATGTAGTTACAGTTGATAAAGAAGCAGATTCATTCAAAACAGGTCCGTTAAAAATTAACATTCCTAAATCCGGATAGAATAATCCGTAACCACCGCCGAATTGAGCTGCAGCCGTATGTTTTATTACAGCTGTACCGCTTTGGATCGAACCGCTAACAATGTTAAATACTCTACCACCTTGATTTACTTCAGGATTCGTAGTAGCACCACTATCGTCAATAAATGTTCTAGTTCCTATTTTTATCTCCCAATTACCTGGATCCATTTTCTCACGAAGTTGTTGTCTGCTTACTGATATAGCAAACACATATTTAGGTTGTATGTGTTCTCCAGTTCCTGCGAATGTAAATTGATCTTCGCCTGGTCCTAAAAGAGTTTGTGAAAGTTGTCTGTATATAGCCGCAGAAGCTCTGTTGCCAGTAGTTCCCATTCTTCCTAATGAACCACTTCCATTGAAATGTGCATAAGCTACTGAAAACTGAGATTTTGCCTGAGAATCAGATTGTGGGTTAGAAGCAAATGTATCTAAATAATATTCTGCAGAACTTCCGGATTGAACAGATGATGTAAAAAATGATGTCATAGTTCCAGCACCATTAGCCCACATACCAGAAGAAACTACATCTTTTATATTTGTTATCACATCACCAGATTCTGCGCTGTTTTGTGGTTGTATGTCAAATTCTTTGTAAATAGCCATATTTTATATCTCCTATCCAAATAACGATGGATCTATGGCGCCTAACATCACACTATTCTTAACCGTAATTGATATTGTAGCGCCTGTATCATTACCAACCATTGTTAATTGTGTACTCTTAGATTCTGTTCCGCTTGCAGCTGCAATTGGTTTGACAGATAATCTAACACTTTTAGCAACAAGTGTCTTACTATTTGGAGCATCATCATCGCCTAAGAAAAATGGAGTGGTAGCTCCACCACCACCTTGTCCACCTCCAGGATTCTGAACCAACATATTAGCTACAGTTTGATCGTGTAATATAAAAGTGTATGATTGATCTGAAACATTAGCAGTAGATGGTGCAACTGTTACAGGTGGTTGAACCAATCCAGCACCAGCTGTAAAGTGTACAGTTGCTGGTTGAACTGTAATAATAGGCATCTTTTGTGTATTCTTTGGTAGAGTTACCAACTTATATCTCATCACATGATTTTCATCAGGAAATGCTTCTAATAGTGGCATATTCTCAATGACCGAACCATATTGATCTGAACCATTAGGATGAGTTACATCAAATAATTTGTAATCTACTTCATCATCTGATAAAGCAAATTTTGTTATATTAAAAGCGTTTGAACCCTGTGCTAATAACTCTCGACCTTTTTTAGTTAAGATAGCATCTACGGTTATTGTAGTGTTATTGAGAAATCCCATAAAAAACTCCTAAGTATATTGTTTGGATTTTAAATTTTGATTCATATATAAATATAATCAATTTAAATTTTTCGTAAATAAAAGACTATTTCTTCTTTTTCTTCTTTTTAATATTATTATCTTTATTAAATTTGTTAACCACTTTCATAGTTTCTTCAAATGTTAGAAAATCACCCTTATCTTCTTCTGCTTGTTTTATAGCTTTCTGTATACTAGAAGGTTTTGTTTTAGCAAAAGCTTGTTGGAAAAATCCACCTTTTTTCTTTTTCTTTCTCTTTGGTAGGAATTTAGCAACTTTACCCTCACCTGTATCCAATGATGATTCACCACCTTTACTCTTAACCAACCTTGTTGGTGATGTAATGGTAACTTCGACTGGCGGTCCACCATCAAATGTGGTTAGTTTTGTATTCTTAACTCCTGCGTAGTAAGCATCAAATTTTGCCTGACAATGTGCCACCAAATTATCTATATCGACATTAAAAAATGATGATGAGTGTGCAATTCCTAAAGAAGCGCTTGTTGGATGATTGTAAAATTTCATTGTCTTTTGATTGTTACCATAGATTCTAGAACCGCTGATTATAGGTTGTAACACTTCTTTAAATTTTACATCACCAGTTGTGACTGATCCTGACTTATAAGCTCCTTCCTCACCTATTCTCTGCCATATAGTATTTTTATGTACTTCATCCTTAAAGCCAGTTACATTACCTTCATAAGTTTTATAAACCGCACTCATAGAGACAATTGCGTTACTACCACTATCTATGTTAGATAAATTTATTACTGAGTTGTAAGCGCTGTAATCTGTGATTGTAAATCTGTCGTGATTAAAAGAAGAAGTAACCTCAAAAAATTCAGGAATTTCTATAGTATCTCTGTATATAAGACTTTCCACAAAAGGCTTTTTGCTCATAACGACTTTAGGTCTTTCAAAAATATTAGGTTCTACTAAAATTCCTAAACTAGCTTTAGCTCTAGCAGGTATCATCTTTCTAATTTGTGGAAAAATAGACTGATCATAATATTTTAATAATCTAATGTAATCCCAAAAATCATTTTTACCATTGTATTTTCTCCAATAATGATTAGACGCATTCTTTAATCCTCTGTATTCCAATTTCTCCATATCTCTTGGATCACCTAAGAAATTATCAAAGTTAAGATTAGCAACTGATTCTATTATGTCGGTATTAATTACATCGGTAGGAGCAAAGTAAACACCAACTTTATTGGAATCTACTGGAGCTAGATCATAGGCACTCTTTGTAGCTCTTTCTTTGTAACTTAATATGGCACCTGGCTTTGGTATATTTGCTTCTATTCTTACCTTATTTGTAACTCTTCTCAAAGCTCCTATGCTTGGTATATGAGTTTTTGTTTCATCAGCTACATTGTGAAAAAAGTTACCTGTAAATCCGCTGTGTGATCCAGAATATGTGGTTGTTTGATTAGCGCTTACATCACGAATACCATCCGTATCTGTGCTTAAATCTACATTATCATCAAATGAGTATCGCAGTACTAAGTTTTCATAAGAGGAAGAAAGTGAGTTACCATTATAAGCTTTTGGATTTGCTATGTGGTTTTTAAACGAACCTGTATTTAGCACTTCTGTCCAATGTCTGTATTCCATCATCGAACCGCTAAGCCGACTTCCTACTAATGGATCATCTCCGTCACCGCCGATGAATATAGTACCATCTGTTTCCCAATTAGCATTGTAAGAAGCTGAATCAGCACTTAAATCGCCCGGCATAGTTAATGTAGATGTGGAGTATAGGTGTATCTTACTTCTACCCGCATCATACTTACCAACAGATAATTCAAAAGACTGTGTGATCTGAGAATTATCACTACCAGAAGTTCTACGGACCATAACAGAATAAAAATCATTATCATATATAGGCAAATTAGATGATGAAATTTCCTTTAGTCCATCTGAACCACTTATTTGAAAAGCGACATATCCGTAATTATCAATAGAACCATTATCTTTAAGTCTTATGTAGAAACTAGAAGATACATTAGGATTTGTAGGTACTTTTTCTACTAATATTTGATTAGAACCTGTGGGTGATTTAAATCTAAACTCAATGGTATCAGGTTTTCTACCGCTGCTTGCATCATCAGACCAAGTGGTTTTTACAAATTGATTTCCTCTAAATCCTAAAGCTTTTGTAAATTTTCTATTAATCTCAAATTGTGGAGTCGCATTATCTGGTAAATCAGGACCTCCGTATTCTCTTACTCTGAGAATTGTTGATGGTATACCATATGCACTTATCAATCCTCTTATAGCTCTGACACTTCCTTTATTTTTTAAGAAGTACGGCATATTGTTAATTATTCTACTCCATATTTCTCTTGATACATCACGCTCTGGTTTTGTAGAGTAATTAGAAAATAAAGAACCTGTAACTTCTTTACCTAAAGCAAATCGTGACAATGATATATTAGCTTTACCATCGTATAACTGCCAACCTAAAGATTTACCAACGCTTTCTAATAAATCTTTGGAAAGACCTTCTGTAAGTTTTTCTCTTCTATCATATGTATCACCCAAAGCCTTTATGTAAAGCCAGATCTCATCAAAATATTGGCCAAACATATCTGTCATTCTTAGAAAAGTTTGATTCGATGTATTACCCTTTACATGCTCCGGTAGTAAACTACTTAATTTATTAAAATTTTCTGTATCAAATATTGAAGCGCTGTTTATTTGTTCACTATACCAATTTTTTACCTGATCTGATGTTGAGCTAGCTAAAATATATGGACTTTCAAAACTTCCATTGCCTCCTGTTTTTGGCCACGCATTGTCGTGAAATTCACCCAAAGAACTTGTAACATAAGATGAACTTTGAAAGTACATATACTTTTCAAAACCATCAAATCTATTTTTGTATTCGTTAATTTTACTTACAGCTTTTTCCATATCTTTAGCTGATCCACTAACACCAGCATATGATGCGCTTTTTACTGTCTCAGCTTCTATTTGTTCTACTTTATACTTAAAATTTTCTATTCTACTCTTTATAGAACTAAAGTTTACAAAGTTTCTGAACTGAGAGTAATCTACATTTATTTCAACACTATCTAAACTTTGACTTAAAAATTCATTTCTCAAAGAATCAGAAATATTAGGATCTTGAGTTAGAACATCATCTCTTGTTTTATAATCAGTAGCTATTCTCTGTACAGGACTTTCGACATTAGACAAGTCGGGAGTCTTTAAAACTATATCTCCAACTTCTGTATCTATAAAATCCACTACCTTAATTCTTTCCTCAACCATATCTGCCATTTCTTTGACAACAACCAACTCATCATTTCTCTGAATACCATCGGGAAGTGGTTCGTAAAGTTTATAGATTACTGAAAATGGATATCCATTGCTTACTTTATCTTTCTTAAAATTTGTCGTTAAGAACATTTGATTTCCAAACTTTAGGTAGGTTCTCAAATCATAAGGATTGTAAACTAAGTAACTAACTGTAAAATTATCAAATGATATGGGATTCACACTTTCTACAGGCGAAAGTTCTGTTTCACCTTCACTAGCCAGTGCCTCAGCTGCTTGGATGTAATTTCTATTAACTCTTACTACATCTGAAGAAACTACATCTGTAATATTAGCTGTAAAATCACTATATATAGGAGTTGATATTTCTTGTTTAGTTAGTGTAAAGTCTACATATAAATTATCAACCCAAGTTGTGGCATTTACATTACCGTCACCAACATAAGCATCATGTCCTCTTATGTAAAAGTACCATGTAGCCAGAGGAAACCAGTTATCTGGTATTTCTATTTCAGCATTGTATCTATCCCAAGATCCAGCTTTAGTTGTAAAAGATTTGACATGTACCTTATCATATGTGTAAACAGGTGATCCTCCTATGCTATTCCATTGATAACCATCCCATTCCCATTGTCCTTCTGGACTTAAAGTACCTTCTTTCAAAGGATTATCTGGAAAGTCAAATTCAGAACTTCCATCATCATATATTGCATTTGGATTGTAATTAGTAGCGCCTGGATTTCTAGAACCAAATTCTAATTCTGCTCCGTTTGTTCCCACCACTCCAGCATTGTAGGCCCATTGAGCAGTATCCGTTGGATTATGAGGTCCACTATTGTCTGTTTTCATATCTACCCATCTACCGCCAGTGCTTCCATTAACGAATTGTAATCCGCTGTAACGAGACCAATGATCAGTTTCATGCAAAGCAGCAAACCAAACCTCAAAATAGTCATCTTGAATTCCTCCAAACGTATTTGAAAAAGAATTACTAGCGCCTGAACCTGCATCAAACCACGAACCATCTTCTGCTAACTCAAAGAAAACGCCATCCCCATCTGTAAATCTCCAAAGTTTACCAGTTCCTCTCACACATACAAAATGTTCCCAATTTCCTCCAGATGCTCTTTCTCCTTTATAAGTCCATTCCATATCACCGCCTGCTGCTGATAAAGTATCATTAAATGAACTATCTAAGTCTTTTAAAAAGTGAAATTCTCGTACGGCCTTACCTGCACCATCAAGAATGGCACCATTTCCAGTCACCCCCAATACAATTCTCATAACTTTATTAGACTCTACAGTACCTCTACCATCATTGTAAAAAACTATAAAGTGATTACCTCGTGTTCTATCCTGACTGCCATCTCCCGTTCCTATATTCTTTGTTCTTGTTATACTCTGTATCCTACCCTGCTTAAAAATATCCTCATATATAAAATGATCGACAGCTTCCTCTTCAGGCGTGTCCGGATGGTTTGGTACTTTTGTATTGAGTACGCCTGGAAACATTTCATCAAAAGTTAGTAAATGAATATGACTGCTATCTGTTGTTTGATTTGGTTCGGAAAGTAACCAAATTAAATCATCCTTTAACAAAAAGAAAGCCTCATCTTCTTTAAATTTTCCTGGAATACCTAACTTACTGGTAAGATGACTATCATATTTAGTGAAATGAGTTCCTGTTTGCCAACCTCTGTTTTCTCCTGGATATATTTTTCTTTTAAATCTAGGTGTTGCTCCATTTCCTGGTTGTTGATAAGGATGTGCATTTACCACATCGAAGCCTTCATAATCAGAAAGAGCAACTGTATCAGGGTTTGGTGTTGGATAAGATGGTGGTGTATTTAATCCACTCTCTATCCACGAAACCCCATCCCATTTCCAATCCTGACCAGGAGTTAAAGTTCCTTCTTTTGTTTGATCTACAGATAGATTTGGAGACCAAATTGCTTCATCTTCACCAGCTCCATCTGGAGGAGGACTTACTACTTCGGTTATTTTCCAAGCTCCGGGTCCTGATCCAAACCTCGCATCGTTACTAACATGCCCTACTGTTACTTGATAAGCTGGTGGTTGCATATTAAAGAAAGATATAATTTCTGATGCTTTTCTAGGTGGTTTCGGTTCAAGCGAAGTAGCACCCGCATCTGTATTAGGAATAGCTCCTTCTGGCGGATCTTCAGGCTGTGGTTCAAACGGACCTGGTGAATCGGGATTGTAGTATCCTTCAGGTCTTTGTGCAGGTGCATCTTCAATAAATAAATCTTCTGGATAAACCATTTGAAAAGTAACACCTTTTCCTGCAACTGTACTTTTCATATCAAATGATATGTTCATTATATCACCAGAAGAAGCTCCTAATCCGTCTAAATTTGTGAATGTAGTTCCAACCATCATTCGTCTATGAGAATTTAAGGTTGGCCAGTTATCATAATCGACAAATACATTATTTTGATCTATAAACTTTAAACAGGTTCCACCGCTATTTCCTTCATTACGAACAAACTTTGCATGATATCCAATGGCGTTAGTTCCTGTGTGAACTCCAGTTCCGCCGGCAAATCCAGCACTCCAATCTTTTATCTTAACAGCATCACCGTGTAGGCTTGGGTCCCATCCGATATCACTAATATCTCTAGGTTCTCCGGTGTTTAAATCAAGCTCTAAATTCTCAAACTCTGAATTTGGTATTATATTTAAATCTGTTCTAATTTTTGTTCTGTCATATCCCATTAGATATGCGTTAGGTAGAACTAAAGTTCCACCCTTCATATTATCGGTAAAAGCAAATCCACCATTATTTGTTGTTATTTGTAAATCTTGAGTTGTGTTAAAATCTGTTGTTGTTGGTGAACTACTAGCATCAGTTGTACTTACTGTGCTTATAAATTCAATAGTAGATGATATATTTTCTATTTTCATAGATTCTTGCAACTTCAAAAAATCTGTTTGATATCTATATTCTCCTAAGTAAGAATTATCAAATATTTTTTTAGCTTTTAATCTAATTTCTGTTCTTGATGGTGAGATAGCATCTACTTCATACTTAAAGTTTGTTAAGAATAATCTTTCTGCTGCTTCAGGATTCTGTAAATATTGTTCTTCTGACACTCCAAATATTTTCTTATCCTCTGTAATATGAATATTAGAAGCATCATTGTCTATCTCAAATATGTTGTTTTCAAAGCCTGTTTTTGTTCTTAACAACATAGGTTTTTCTACACCTGCAAGATTTCTTATAAACCTATATCTTATCCTAAAAGTACCTGTTTCAAAACCAAACGCAGTCAAATGAGAACCAGGCAACAGTTTAAATTGTTCATCAATTACTTCAATGCCAGCTTCAGCTATAGTTAAATCTTTGTAATCAACCACAGTTCCTGCGTCATTTAATAACTCTACTAAAACATAGTCACGTTCAGCTATACTTCCCCAATAACCATTTTCATATGGTCTATCACCAACTTTTTTTGTTACACCTTTTAATAAGCTTACTTTATCTTCTGGTTTTAATTGACTGGCCATTACAACTCTCTAATCGTTCTATCAATTACATCATTTATTGAATCATCATCTTTTAATTGATCTACAACTCTACTTACATAAAGTTCTGTTGTTTCATCTTCATATAGTTTATTAGTATATGGATCTTCAAAAAGAAGTATCGTATCATCCTCATCCCTACTGATTAAATTACCATCATATGCAGAGCCAGAAATAGCTATCTTTCTTTGAATAAGTTCTCTGTTTTGTAGATACGCTTGTTCATCTCCATCTACCAAATTCTGATAGAATGGTAAATCTTTTAGTTCTTCTTTACTATATGGCATTTTATCTAACTACTTTAAAAGTGAAATTATCATCAAAATATTGAACAGTCTCATCTACAGTTCCACTACCACTAATCATTTTGAATTCAAACCTGTAGTATCTTTCTGCTTGAAATCCGTTTAACCATAGGTTAAAGTAATTACCGGATGTATCACAACTAACAAGTGAACCACTTCCAAATGGTATTATAACATCTTCTGTTTCTGCGTCTTTTACAGAGTAGTAAAAACCATCGCCTGAACTTTGTGATATTGGCAAAAACTTTGTAGTTAAAAAAGGTGACGATGTGGTAGAATATGTTTTTGTAGGATACCTACCTCTGCCTGAAACTCTAAATTTTACTTTTGACTTTTCCTTATATTTGTCTCTGATATTTTTCATATAAACTACTAAATCTTCTAATTCAGAACTATCTAATGCACTTAATGAGCCTGTGGAATACTTAGCATCTTCCCATTGAACTTCTAATTTAGGTGGGTATATGGTATTAGTTTGTCTTGAGAAAAATGAAAAATGTCCTAGTTTATCTCCATTTCCTTCTTCGCCTGAACCTGATATTAGATTGCCATCTCCGATACTACCGCTTCTTTTTATTATAAACCCTTCATTTGGGTAAGTTCCATCTAACCACTTATTTACAACAGGTGTTACATCCATCCTCATATCTTTAGTTTCATACTCAAAGGATTGAGAACCATAAACATTATTAAACCATGCACCACCTTGAAAGTAAGAGCCAGATTCACTGCCTGATTCAGGTCTCCAATAATCTTCATTGGCTTTACTTGTTCTAAAATCCCAACTAGAACCATTTTGAGTTACAGGAAAATCAAATCTAAAACCTTCTCCTCCATCCCAACTTTGACTAACAGGATAAGCCCATAGTGATTGACTTACTCCTAATTCAGTAGAATTAGCATCATAAAGATTGAGATAGAATTTTGGATTAGTGATTATACCTTTAACTATTGATTGAGATATTTCAGATAAATCAAACTTCATAAGTATACGAGACACTTTTACATCAGAGCCGCCTCTAGCCACATCTTTTCTAATTTCTAATATTTCATCTAAGCCTGTATTCATACTAGAAGAATTAAAGTATAAAGTATTATCTATATCAGGAAAAATAAAATAATGCATTAACTCTCTCCTCCTGTAGAGTCACCAACAACTCTAACTTCTATGTCTATGTTTGGATATTTAAGTTCAAAACAGCTTGGGTCCATAGATGGATACACCACACCTTCTTTTGTTGCAGCAACAACATCATATAAATTTCCTGAGTATCCATCAGATTTAGAATGTTTATTTACAATTTGAACAATTGGTGGTTTATCATTCTTTCCTAAATCTTCATCCTCATCGTCAGGAGCAACAACAGAAGAAACTCCATCTACTAATGATATTTGATAAGCTATGTCTCCTAAAACTATTGGTTGTCCGATTTGCCATTTTTCTATGTCAAAGTACTCTGCAATTTTTTCTGTTGTTTGTAAAATAACCTGCTCTTTGTTATATCCTGTTTTCGTTAAAATATTACATTTAACTCCTATGTTTATAACAAAAGCGTTTTTTATGTTAATAGCATCAGTCATCATTCTAAACTGAGTTATGTAAAGCTGTATATTTTCTTTGACTGCTTGATTTAAACTAATTAGTTTTTTATTAGCATCAAACCCTAAGACATAAAGATTCATAGCTAAAGGGTTTGGTATGACTGAAGGCTTTTGTGGTTCTATATTTATCACCTCTTTTCCATCTATAGCTCTCTTCTTTTTTTTCTTTTTCGGTTTAGGGCTTACAGTAGATGGATCTATTTGTGTGTCTTGTACTATGTAAGCTTTTGCAACATTACCATATTTAGGTGGTAGAGCATATACTCTCGTTATGTAATCAGCTTTAGTAACCGCTCTTTGCTGTGCTTGAAAATAAGCTAATGTATTGTTTTTAACTTCTATAATACTTTCAGCACTCTTACCACCTGTTGTCGAATCAGGATTAGTTACAGCTAATGAAGCTCTACTTGCGTTTGCTAATGTTTGATTCAATCCTAAAGCACTTAAATTTACAGTTGATGACACAATAGATGTTATAGTATTAGCTAATGCGTTGTGATCTACGCCACCACCATATCTGTATTGAACTGTTAATGTGGTGTTAGATGGTGCTTGTCCGTAAGTTCTGGTATCTAAAAAGTTTGAAGGATCAAAAGCAGTATTTAAATAAGTTGGTGAGCCAGGTAGAGATGAACCTACATTATTTGGATTTGGAATTATTTCTTCATCTGGTGAATCGGATATTCCAGCACCAAATCTTAATTCTGTTTTACCATCTTCTCTGATAAATGTTGTAAACCTTCTTGATGTTTTTAACAGTTTAAGAAGATAAGGTGACTGATCTGCATACTGAGCCAATTCAGG